TTTACGTGAAACTGTGGTATCATTTAATATTAACATACGCAAGCCTTCTTTACCGCTAGCATATAAAAGAGCCTTCATGAATTTTTCAAATACTTGTATATTTTTATGTTCAACAATATCTTCTAGTTTATATGTCCTGACACAGTTTTTCATAGTATTTTCGTTTCTACACATATTAATATCTCTATCAGGTTTGATGTTTTTTGAAATCTCCTCTTTTATTATATACATCAACATAGCAACAAAAAAATGCAGATTAACATCTATGTTCTTTATATCTGCTAAATTTTCGTCAAAAAGAACACTATCATAGTCATCTTTAGTAAGTTCATTAAAGAAATTATCTACATAATTTAATACAGTATTACAAAATAGCAATTGTTTTTCTTTTTCTTCTTTAACTTTTGTACTGTCTATTTGTTCTCCTGCTCTACTTTCTATTTGTTCTATTATTTGTTCTATTTGTTCTCTTGCAGTAGTAATTGTATTATTTACTATATTTATTAAATATTTATAATTCAGTTCTTCAACTCCTGGAAATAATGATGAGGACGGGGGTGGTGGTGGCAACCTGTAGTTAATTATCGGTTTACTCGCAGTTTCCATCTTTTCCATAGCATTCATATCCATAGCCTTTGTAAGTTCACTGAAATATCTATCTTCATTATTTGTATTCATATCTTATTATATATAGATATAAAATTGATGATGATAATGGCAATTATTAAAAACAAATTATAGAATGTGGTTTATAAAAGATGGTTATGATTATAAGAAACACTATGGAAAGAAAACAATAATTCAATCAAAGTATTATTTTAAAACGATAACGGGTAGTTTGCATAGTATCACGGTCTCACCAATAGATTCAAGGGCCATAACAGTTGTAATAGAGAATATGCAACCTGCAATTGGATTTAAATTACATAAACATAGTATTACGTCCGATCTTATAGATGAAATGATTATTGATGAAACGGAGGAATTACATAAAAAATATACATTATGTAGAAACAGGTTATTAGAAAAGTTACCAGAGGAAATTGTAAAAAAAGAGATATTTTCGTTCCTAAAGACTAATTATATTGAAATTTAAATAGAGTAATATAGTTAATTATTTTTTTTATCGTTATGTTTTGTTAAATTTGAAATTTTCATCATAAGGTAACCTCCAATTAATGACCACATTGCGATTATTTGGTCTGAACCGTTATTGATTAACCATCGTAGACTGTAACAATGTGGGGCAGGTACCATAAAAGGGGAAATGATAAATCCGTATAAAGTTAGTGGTACGCACATAGTTGAATAAAGATGTACAGAAACAAAATGTGCGGTTATCCAGATAAAGTATATGATGCCGACATTGAATGTAAACCGAGCAATGTTTACTATATTTTTCCCTACTTTCGTATCCATTAAATGCGTGACTTGTTCAATAGTAGTTGACATGATGTAATTGATAATTTAAATAATTAAAAAATCAATTTTATGATTTTCAAAAACAAACGAAATAATGAATACAAAATGTATATACTAATATTCAGTATGTATACTTATTAAATCTATTAATTTTTCGTTTCTTTTAATGATGTCTTGTTCTGTAAATGACACATACTCTTCAGAAATCTGTCTAGTGAGTTTACAACTACTATTTCTATATGATTCTTTTTTCTCACTATAACTCTTTGCGCCCAAAGAGCTATTTCCCTGATGCTTACTTATGTCACTATTATTACCTTCATATAATGTTAAGTTACCAATAACATCAATAAGGTCACCTGTCAAAGTATCTTTTTCTTTTCTTGGGATAATATGCTCAATGGTATAATTGGATGGGAGAATATGCGAATCAGTAGTTTCAACAGTTTCTAAAAACATAAGAATACACTTTGCTTTATTGTTATTGGGTACAGTAACTTCCATTGATTCTTTATATGCATTATTACTTTTTATTGTAGTATCCTTATTTTTACGAAGGCATTCCTCAATTCTAGTATAATAATCCAAATTTACATTAGTAACAAGTTCATTACTAATTCTGATAAACTCATCAGAGTATACCAGATTATTAAAAGTCATAGTTTTTATATGAATGTTTCGGATGCTCCACTTGGTTAACAGATAAAGTAGTTTATCATCTATTTTTTTTGTCACATATGCAATTGGTAACAGACACCACATATATCCTTCCAATGACATTTTTGAATGTTTATTTCCAAGTATTTTTCCAAATCTATGTTCATCAATCTTTTGCATAATGTCAAACAAATCTTCAACAATTCCAAAAAAGGATACTACATTTGTATATGTATCTTCGTGACAAATAAGACATCTATACAGTTTTTCATCTATATTCCTTACGATTTTTTTGTTGTATATTTGAATTGCTAGTCCAAACATTTTTTGTCCAAAATCTTTATAGACAGGATGTTTTTTGTTTTTTAATTCCATCCATTTTTCATATACGAAATCCTTTTTAGCATCTGGTATTTCATACATAATAGAATTCTTATATACATCAAGAGATTCTAACGACCGACCCCTATTGTTCTGCCATTCAAATTGTCTACAAGCATATTCAGGATCATCTGTAACATTCACTTGTAAACGAATACCATTCATAATGTATTGGTACAGTTTAATTAGATATGTCTCATCTACGCCTTTATCGACAAATGTGCAATACATATAATCGTAAGTTGAATATAACAAGCTTTTTCTATCTTTACAACAGGTACCATTATTGTAATGGGAATCATTAATATGTTTGATGAATTGTTTTTCCCGTTTCGTAGAAAACTCACATTCTTTACAAATATAATCACTACCATCCTTTGACAGATAAGAATACCAATGTACGTAACGATTATTAATAATATCAACTACAGCATTTCTATCATCTGGATTAACACAATCAACTGTTGGTACATGAAGACCATCTGATGCTACTTTTTTTTCTGTTTCAGTTAACCTATCTTCATACAAAATCTTGTCTTTTATTAACAATCTATTAATAGTATCTTCTAATTTCGGACATAATGTTCCAATGACCTTTAAAATCATGACTGTAGTGAGTAATCGCTGTTGTCCTTCATACACCTGATTCTTACCATTATGTTCTAACATTACAAAAATACCCATATGTAATTTATATTTGTTCTCTTCAAACATGGTAAACAGATCGTTAATACACTTTTCATGGTCCTCTTCTTGCCAAGAATAGCATCGCTGGTTCATTGGAATTGTTAATCCAAATCTATCAAATATACACCCCCACCCACCTTGTTGTGGATTTACTGGATCTTTCAATGATGTCATTCTTTAAGCTTATTTTAATATATAAACGATAATATAAATAATTATATTATCAATTTTATAACAAGAGATGTGATGGAATATATACTAACGATGTAATAAAAACTGTGTATTCCAACATTCTAGTAGTGTTACAGGTATTGTTGGTAACATTGGATGTGATTCCCAAAAGTATCTACAAAATGCCCATTCAAACGTATAATGATCCGGATATAGTTCTTTATAATTGTTTGCGATAAAAGTTTGAATTTTTGTTGGTAGTAAAAAATGTGAGGGTGATGGTAAAACATAACATAATTGTACTTCTGGGCAAAACGGCATTTTAGGTTTTTCTTTTAAGAAGTCCATTGCGAAGTGTGGAACTTGTTTTACAAGATCAACAAATAACGGTGGATAATGGTATTTGTATTTCCATTTCCAATCTACACATCCTTTGGTATAGTATTTGTATACCCATTCCAGTCCTTCCAAATAATTAGTTGCAACTTCGCTAATAAATTCTTTTGTGGGGCATTGATTAAAAAGTGATTTATAATAGCGTGATTCCCAGAACTCAATATTTGGGTTTATATATTTTTCTTGTTGTCTATAAATAATCGGTGTATTTTGAAATAGTAGTTCCTTTTCCTTTGTGGTTGTTTCGGCGTATTTGTAATTATCAAACCGATTGCGCGAAGAATATTCTTTTTGTATAAAGGTGGTTTCATTCTTGGATATTTCTGTTAAAATAGTGCGTACATTCTTCCAATTTATGTTTCCGTTTTTATTAATTAGGTAGGAGTCTCTAGAATTACCGATAGTATTTTTATAAATGGATAATAATGTGTCTATTCCATGTGATCGGATATTCATTGCGGGAAAGTGTGGTAAAAAGTCATTTCCTAAAAGGAAGCATAAAAATATATAATCGTATGCTCTTTCTATTTTTTTATCTACGCAGCTCATATTTTGTATGATACAATTTGCCAAATGAAAAATATCCAAAAAGTAGATATCAGTGTCATTGTTTTCTTTTACGGTGATGGGTAATGCGTTTTTTATAAACTCGGGTGCTTCACGGAATATATAAATGTTCTTGCAATATTTCAGGTGGTATATAGATAACATAATTAAATCCGAATCCAGTCCATATAAAAAGACGTTATCTTGTTTAAAATCTTGTGAGCGTACATATTCAAACAGTTTATGTTCGCCTTCTCCGCATTCATCAGAAGAGGATACGATAATATTTTGTATTTGGTATGTATTTTCTAAATATGAAAATGCGTATTGTATTTGTTCAGACAGATATTTCATAAATTCTGTTCCGGGAGTTATAGCAGAGGTGTTCCACTTGTCTTTGTTGGGTTCGTTAGTAAATGATAAGGTGGATGTAAAATAGGTTTTATATCTCCTTGTTCGTTGTTGTTCCATTTTTGCAAAAGGTGCTACGCCGTCAAATGCAATATACAGGGTTTTGGATGGTTTTATTAGTTCAGCATAATATTTAATTTTCTGAATAACGTTTTCTACGAGTGTTTTTTCAAAGATAGATTTATCCATTGATTGGTCCAATTCGTGTACGCAATCGTATATGATTGAATTGCAATCCATGAAACAATGATCAAAAGACACATCTTTTAAAATATTCATGTTACGTATTATTGCAGCATATTCTTTTATGATTTTAGAAAAATAACTTGGTATACCCATTGCTATATTTATAAAATAATGTTTATATGGTTTAGTGAATGTTAAGTACCAAGTATATATTAAATTTCTATTTTATATATATCCAATATAATGAAAAGGGCGAAAGTAAATAACAATGTTCTCAATAGTAGTTCCAAAGACTTGATTGAGAATAAAATTATTTACATGAAGGGTATTATTCAAGATACGATATTATCGATAAAAATCCATAAAAACAATAACTTATTTAGTGAAAATGACATTACGTTGTCCTTATCTATTTTAATTGATTTATATGAGAAGATGAATGTATGTCAAGAGAAAAATAATAGTGATGTGGAGAACATGGAGCAGAATATTAATGATTTGCAGACAATTATTGACAAGTTATCTTTAGTTATATGTGGTTTTGGTACAAAACATGTAACGGATTTATTGTATGTTACATTTGGCAATGAATTTAAGACGGTGAAGTTTGACACAGGTATATTGCAGGATAAGTTTTGTATTATAAAGAAATATTTAAATCCGATTGGATATAAAATAGTGGCTTGGAAGGCGAAGAGGAGGTGTCGTTCTAATTCTATATGTACAAATAAGTTAGGTGAAAATACGATTGATGTGGAGAACATTAATAACATAGAATGTATTTATGAGAATGATGGTGAAGAGGGTTGTTCTATAGATAAGTTGAATCATGTGAGTGTGATTTTTCATAGTGAACAGCAGAAAAAGACGATTATTATAAATGGTGTGATTGATGATATGCCCTTGTGTTGTTTGACGAATAAATATATAGATTATCGTTTAGATGAATTGAATGATTCGCTGAAGGCGTATAGTAAAAATGAAAAGGAAATATTTAAAAACATTATTGGGTCATTAACGTTGAAGGATATATTAATTTATAGTAAAGAAGATATTAAGAAGCGTATTTACGGGGTATTAAAAGACGTGGATTTTATTAAACAAACGCATATAGATGTTGTTGTAAAGAAATTTTTAGAAAAAGATATTTGTGGTCAACGAGATTTTTTAATGAACTTATTGTTATTTAAGGAGGACAATGATATTCAATATGCGTGTTATATATTATATGATTTAATTAATACAATTGCGAATGAGAATGAAACGGAGACAATTGGAAATACGTTGTATAATAGTTTTCCAATAAATATTAGACAAAATTTTAAAAATATTGTAAAAACGAATGTGAAGCAGAATCAACAGTTGATACAGAAATATGAGACGAATAAGATTAGTTTAGAGAAGCAGATACATTTATTGAGAGTGGATGATACGATAAAGGAGAAGGCGATTACTAAATTGCAAGAAATGAAAGGTAAATCCGATGATATGACGGCAAAAACGAAACAATATTTGGAAGGTTTGGTAAAAATCCCATTTGAAACGTTTTATGAAGAGCCTATAATAAAGATAATGAAGGAGAACAATGATTTATTTAAGACTATGCGGGCAACCTATATGCATTTATTTAAAACAGATATATTTGTGAATAAAGGTAAATATACGAATTCAGAAATTAGTAGATATGTAGACCATGCAGAATTGGAGTCATTAAATCATGTGAAAACGTATATTCGTAATAATATTCATAATTGTACATTAAAGAAGATAAATAAGATAGTAAATATTGCGAATATATGTATTAAGTTGAGGTGCTTAAGGTCTATATCAACGGCGAAAAAGTCCAAATCGGAATTATGTAAAAGTATTATAGAGTCTATGGATACACAGTTAGATTCTCATTATATTTTTAAAATATACGACGAAATTTGTAATAATAAACAGTCGGCATGTGGTATTATTAATGAATATAAATTATTAAAAAACAAGGTGAATGATATAAATGAGGGTATAAAGAACATGGAAATGATTCTGGATGATTCTATACATGGTCATGCGAATGCAAAAAAACAGATTATGAAGATTATTGGTCAATGGATGAATGGTGAAAAGAATGGTTATAGTTTTGGTTTTGAAGGGTCGCCGGGAATAGGTAAGACGTCATTGGCGAACAAGGGTTTGACGAAATGTTTAACAAATAAGAATAATGAGTCACGTCCTTTTCATTTTATAGCGTTAGGAGGTTCTAGTAATGGTTCATTTTTAGAGGGGCATAGTTATACGTATATGAATTCTACATGGGGTAAGATTGTTGATATATTGATGGATTCAAAGTGTATGAACCCGATTATATATATTGATGAATTGGACAAGGTGAGTAAGACTGAACAAGGTAGAGAGATTATAGGTATTTTGACGCATTTAATAGATCCTACACAAAATACGAATTTCCAAGACAAATATTTTTCGGGTATTACTATTGATGTTTCAAAGGTGTTGTTTATTTTTTCGTATAATGATCCGGACCAGATAGACAAAATATTGTTGGATAGGATACATAGGATTAAATTTGAGAATTTGTCTATTGAGGAGAAGATAACGATTGTAAATAAATTTATACTTCCAGAGATAAATAAGAAGATGGGTTTTGAGAACATTGTAGATATTGATAACAAAACGATTGAATATATAATTAAATCGTACACATTGGAGCCCGGTGTTAGAAAATTAAAGGAGATCTTGTTTGATTTGTATGGTGAAATTAATTTACAGTTATTGGAAACAGATACTGTAAAAGAGACGCCGGTACAGGTTACGATGTTTAACATAGATAATGAATATCTTGCAAAGTATAGTAAAATTAACGAAAAGAAGATACATGGACAACCGGAGGTGGGTATTATAAATGGTTTGTGGGCAAATTCACTAGGTAACGGTGGTATTACAGCTATACAGACGATGTTTTATCCATGTTCTGTTTTTCTAGAGTTGCAATTAACGGGATTGCAAGGTGATGTGATGAAAGAAAGTATGAATGTTGCGAAAAGTTTGGCATGGAATTTGACGACGGATGAGATAAAGGAAGATTGGTTAACTTATTTTGAAAAGA